GTTTCCTACCCAAGCTTCCTCGAAGCGACCAGTTCTAAAATTGACCACTCGACCGTCACCAAATTCTTTCTTAGCATCCTCTTCAGTCTGATGCTTAGATGAGAATACATATCCTGTGCTAATAAAATCCCATGTAGGAATTCTCCACTGCCAACCAGAGGATAGTCCCTTAGCATGAGTGTAGCAGTGCATCTGCTCATCTTTATTAGTATACTCTTCCCTTCTGACGATAGCAGTGTCTACGTTAAGAGTATCAATAGGTTGCCAACTGCTCTGACTACCACCTAGTGTAGATGCTTGCCCAGTACAGTCGATATAGAGATCTGCGTCAACCTGCGGGTCCCGCAAGTCAGTCTCTCCTCTCGCCACAGTGACATATTGTATTCTTTTTCCTTCGTAACGTACTGACTTAACTTTAGAATCAATGACTCTAACATTCTTACAGTAAGTTTTTCTAAGAAATTCAGAGAATTTGGTTGCGTCGATGTGGAAACTACGGTCCTTTTTGAGGTCATAAGGTTTCAACTTTGGATTATTAAGTGGCATCTTGCCTTCTGCTGCCACTGTCATGAATGGCATGAAGACATCAATAAATGGAGGGGGATTCATACCGAATGCATCAGCGAGCATCCATTGATAGTATGAGGTACCCTTAGGTAACTCTTGTGCGTTACCATAATAAAATGAGTGACCCACAGCAGCAAAGTCTTCAAACTTTGAACCTGCTTTGAAGGTAGCACGTGCTTCTCTAAGGAATGTTTCATCATCAATACCCATGTACTTAAGGTACTGATTAATATGTGGAGTGGTACTTTCTCCCACTCCAATAGGTTCATCACCAGCAATGACAGTGATATCCCAGTCAGGAAATGTATGTGCGAGTGCTGCTGCACTCATCCAACCTGCTGAACCACCGCCTGCAATTACAATTTTCATAGTGTGTGTCGTTGCTTCCAAATTTCTTTCACCCTAGACGCTGCTAGTGCTAGATAATCACCGTTAAAATCTTTTAGTTTCTCTTCAAGAGGATCCTCTTCTGTAGGGATGTAACCTTCAAATTCATCTCCAGTTACAAAGTCATGGCAGAATTCATATGTTGACCGTTGAATGGGGATACCATTCTTCATGCAACACAACAAACATAGTTGACGCTCATGCATTTTACCGTCATCTAATCTGAATTCTTCAATCATACCTTAACCCAGTGCTCCTTCATGTCGTCTTTGATGTCCTTATGATAACCATCCTCTGTCCTAATGTCAAATGCTACTGTGACTCTATCTCCACTGTCTACCTCATCAGTAAAGTGAGGTAACCATGAAGGGAATAGTGTCAGTTTGCCTGGTGCATTGGCAGATGCATAGGGGTCACCACCATAAGGGTTCTGATAATATGTATTCGTTTCCTTAACCTGTACACAAAGATGCCCACTAAGATAACACCAAGGGTCTCTTCCGTGAGCATGCATTGACATCTTTTCACCTCTCCTCATCACGTTAGCCCATGCTTGAGCATAGATGGGAGTAGGAGGCAGGTCAAACTGTGATATAAATTGGTCGTGAGTTATAGAGATAAACCTTTTTAAAGGTTGTGATACTTCCCACTTGAGTAAGTTGTACTTATTAGACCTAGATGTAAGGGAGTTAGGTCCCAATTTAGTACCCCAATCGTCCTCAAAGACAGGGAATTTCTCAAGTATCTTTCTCTCTTGCCATAGAATTTCATTGAGTAGTCTACCCACTCCGAAATCTACTTCTGTTTCACAAATATAATACTCCCACCTTGGTGCGAAGAAAGTATAAGTCTCTCCGCTAGTGAACCTAATTAACTGCATCAACCAAAGGTTATACCAACTGCTACCAGTATACCAAATTCTAGTAGACCATGCAAGTGGTGTGGTACTGTTATTAATAATTGATCAGCATAAGTCATTGCAAAACTGCGAAGGAAATGTTAGTGAATGCTGTGGCTGCTAGGATGCAACCGAAAACTATAAAAGGCATGGTTAAGTTGGGGAGGGTGCGTATGCTGGTTGTAATTCTTGTTGTCGGATTCTAATTCCTTTTCCACCGTTTGTGTCGTCATCATCATCATCTCTCAATGCTCTCATGATTAGCTCAATTACGACTAAAGCAGCCATCGGGTAGAAGCACCACAAGATAGCTGCAATAGGGGATATTGAATTAGTCTCGACTAAAAAGTCGGACATGTTTAGAAATGTTACGAGTAAGTATTTATACTTTAGGTAATTTAACTAAAGTAGCTGAGCTTTGTATAGACTGCTATTCCAATCCAGAAGAGAACCATAGTTGCTCTTCCGTTTGCTCTGATGAATAGGTCAAGTGTTCCTTGATTTCCCATTAGAAAATACCTGGAATGATTTGACCTGTAGTGATGTAAGCACCGACTGCTGCAACGAATCCAATCATCGCTGCCCAACCGTTAAACTTTTCTGCTTCTGGTGTCATTTGTTTTCTCCTTTTTAGATTTAGGGGTAAAAGTTCCTCATAAGAGGGGTGTAAAGACCTTGTATATTAAACAATGCCTGGTATAATCCATCCGAAGATGGCATAGTTATGGACTGCTGCAAACAAACCAATCATCGCTAGGCGACCATTGAGTCTCTCTGCTTCAACCCAATATCCTTTATAGTCTTCAACGTATTCCATCTGAGGCTCGGAAGCAAAGATGTTTTGCTTACCATACTCCGTGGTTGTATACTTTGAAGTTGGACTTGAAGTTGTCATGAATAACCTTTGATTAAGTTATGTTACATATTATATAGTAATGTAACATACTCTGTCAAGCCCCTATGGTGCGGGTACCCCTATAGTCTTAAGAAAACCTTATGACATCCTTAAGAAAATGTAATGACATCACCATCAGCACCACCTTGAAGACCTCCACCGAAGGTTACAGGCACAGTATCAGCAGCACCAACAGCATCATCGAGGTTAAAGTTAATGTCCACATTTTCATTACCTAGTGTAAGAGTAGTCTCATCAAGATTAAAAGTAGTATCACTTCCAACTGTGACATTACTGTGATTCTTGTGTGCAGGTAGTCCCTCTGCAATAGTCTGAAGTCCCTGATAGTGTCTCCATAGTTCACTAAGGGTGCTTCTATCGAAATCTTTTGTATCAATTGCCTCATGGAGGGCAACCTTCACAGCATCTACTGCTGTATCAAATTTAGAGTGTAGTCCGCAAGTCATTTGTTTCTCCGTAGTGTGTTTAAGTGTGCGAGAATGTCATCTCGAATCCACAGCAACTCATTATAGCACTTTTGGTTATGAGCACAAGAGCGTAGTGAATCGTCAGGTTTATGGACAGACTCGATGAATATATCAAGTGCTCTATTCCATAACTCATCCTGACCTTCTTTAGGGATTGCCCCTTGGTCTTTCATAGCTAGTCTATATTGTTGTAGTAAGTAGGGGTATTGGTTGTCACTCATGTGAAAGAGAACCAACCTGTACAAATCATCTTTTCAGATGTCTCTGAAACTCTGCCACGATGGTGGTGAGTCCAATCGGAAGGCCATATAACAGTATAACCTTTTTTTGCTGGTACGTAAAGGTCTTGATGATACCATTCAGTACCACCATCCTCAACGTCATTCAAATATGTCATAAAGACTAAGTGTCTATAAACATTATTGTGATGACAGCACGACCTTTCGGTGTGCCATATCTTAAACCCTCCTCCAACAGGATACCATTGGATACTCATGGGTTCAAGTATCCTAAAGTTAGACATCTCACAGAAGGGAAACCTATCTATGTATTTGTTAAGGACACCTTGCAGTGCCATAACATATGGCTCCAGATGCATTGCAGCAATCTGAAATGGGACGTGCAAATCTTTTGAGTCTTTATAGTTAGGGTCAACTTTAATCTCACCTTCTAATTGTAGTTGCCCATCAATATATGGAAGTATATTCTGACGATTGTAGAAGTCAGTTACCAAATCACATACATCATGATCTATGTAGTCACCCCACACAAAATCAGTTGACTGTGTGCAATGCTTCCCCTTGTAAGAAGTAATCTCAGATTTTAAACTCATATCGATTCGCCTTTGCGTCATCAGGAGTGGACTCATCAAATGCTTGTCTCACATATACCATAGGGTCACCGTCCCACATCTTATACTTAACCTTATCAACCTTACCTCGTATATTAAATGAGATAACAGTCCGTTTAACATCAGAAGTATTACGTGGTCCCTCATGTGCAACAGTAGAAGGGAAGATGATTAAGTCTCCCTCAACTACTGGTGGTTCAAATACTTGTAGTCTACCACTCCAAGGATTATTAAATGGAGAGTAGAATGTAG